TTCTTAGCCGCCTGTTTCTTCGATGCTTCACGATTAAATACACCTCGCTCACCTGATCCACTCTCCATTAATGACACCCACTCACGCATGAATGACATACTATCTGGCTTTTCTGTATAAGACACAGAGTTATTAGCTAAGGCCCGTTGTCCATTCAGTTCCCACCAGTTACCTGACTTGGCGTGACGCATACGATCATCAGATAGATTAGATAGACTGATCATAGCAGAGCGTCTAACGCCACCTACAACAACAACTTCCCCAATCTTACACATTAGGTCATGGCACTCAATAGAACTCAACTTACGCCCCTGTGCTGCCTTAAACGTAGACACAGAGAAGTTAAACAAATCAACCAAAGGAGCAGGACCACTAGCACGACCACCAAACGTCTTAAGTCTAGCACCCGCTGGACGTACTTTAGATACATCCCACTTAGGAATCTCACCAGCCCACAGGAGAGCCAGAACTTGTCTGAGACCTTTAGCCCAACCTTCCTTACTGTCCTTGATAACAATAGTCGTGTCACTTTCAAAGAGGGAGGGAACCTCTGGCAACTTAGTAATGAACTGACGCTCAACACTGAACCCGACACCAGTACCACAGAGCAGGATGAACATAGCCTCATCGAAGGCTTTAGGATCATCTACGGGTAAGTAAGAACAGTTATACATACAAGTGTTGTCACGGGCTGAACTCTTACCAGCAGTCATAAGAGAACGCATACTAGGCATAACCTCAAGGCTGAGGATAGCACTGCTAATCTCTTCTTGGTGCGTAGGGGTTAGCCAAGGAGATACGATATTAGTCATATACCGACCAACTGTCTCACCCCATGTCTCACGGCGTCCTTCCTCTTCTAACCAACGTGCATAACGGCTAGTAGCAATAAATGTTTGGTAGTCTGTGGGCAAGTAGTTACTTTTCATTCTTCGTTCCTCTTTGAATCATATCTTCGTCTAGCCAGATCATTCGGTTAATATCGCCTCTGTTGATGCCTATGTCTTTTAAGGCGGCATCACTCATAGTATTTAGTTGCTTAATGGTTTCTCTGTGTAACCGCCAAGTCTTTAGGTAGTTGTAGTATCGTGTAACCCAATTCATCTGTTGTCACCACTGCCCTTAATAGTTCCACGTGCCTCACGGCTATCTAGTTTGTTAATGTTCTCTAGGATGGTAACACCCAAGTTAGCATGGTAGTAGTTAGATAAGGCTGTAGCATAAAACACAACGTCACCTAGTTCCTTTACAATGTCGTTAGGTGTAACCTCGGTCTTGTCTCGCATACTCTTCTTAATCTTCTCGGCTACTTCCCCAGCCTCACCCATAAGACCTAGAGCATTTTCCATCAGGCGGTCTTTACCCTCAGTAATTATCTTGTCCTCTACCCAATCACTATACTCACGGAACGCTTCCATACTCTTGTGGCTCATAATCATTGTATCATTCTCCCATAAAACTGCGTCTGTTCTTCATTACTGTAGTCAAAGAGATACCAAGCACAATTATCCTTGCCTTGGCTCTTACTTCCTTCAATCCACTTAACTCTTCCTACACTTACCACCGTCTTACAGTAGGTCATAAAGGTAGCTGACTGCTTAGTGTGCATCCAATCTGCATCGAACAACAACCAAACAGGACATATACCTAAGAAGTTATCTATTAACGGATGCAGTATCTTCCTGTCCCAAGGTGGGTTAGTAATAGCAAAGAAGTCCTTGCTAAAACTACCTGAGACACTTTCTATAGTTAGCGCATCCATCTTCTGTACATAGTCATGTCTTGGCTCTATGTCGTAGGCACCTATACATTCCCCTAGTCCACTGGTTAACTGGCTTATATGAGAGATCAGTCTCCCGTCACCTGCACATGGCTCCAAGTAGTCAAAGGAGTATGGCAGGTGAGGGATCAGAGGCTCTACAGCCTGTATTGGGGTAGGATAGTAGTCCCTTGGCACTCGCTCAAAATTAGAACGCTTCCCCATTACCGTACATCTCCTTTAGACGTTGAAGTGATACAAACTCAGGGTCGTACATGCCACCAGAAATGTCTCTCTTAATGACAACACCCTTCCACCAATCGTTGTTAGCTTGACCAGCCCAAGACTCTGCTGCACCCTTGTAACACCCCGCTACAAGCCCCATGATACCACTAGGGTGCGCTCCATCCCTAAACTTAAGGTCTCGCTTGTGACTATGCCCACACGTACTGCTGTGGTTCCTATTAGCCATTAGTGCATTGGCATGATGTAACCCTGACATAGCAGTACCGTAGTTGCCAGAACTGAAGTAGTGAGCATATGATATTCCATCGTAGTCCCTTATAGATGGCGCTGAGTTCTCGTATTCATGGTATTCATCAAACCAGTGATCTGTCTGTAAGTGGCTATATGAGATACCATACTTGTCTCCTTCTAGTCGTGGGTCATGTGCTATGGCACGTTTGATACGATGTTCATGGTTGCCCTCAAACCCAAACCATTGTGGCACCTTATACTTACGGGTACTGGGCTTACGTCTCAGGCGGTCCATAGCTTCGTTGTAGTGGTTAATATCTGCCTCGTAACTCTGAGCGCACATAGCTTGTGGGTAGCGTGTGTCATAAGTGTTAAGAGACTTCATATCTGCACCATCACCTAAGTCAATGATGTAGTTAGGGTTGACCTCATAGATTAGTTCACCTAGCCAATCAAAACGCTCATTTCCCACTGAAGGGTCTACATGAGCGCAAGAGAATACAATAGCTGTTTTACCCGTCATACTTCACCTCCATTCCTACATTGAACTCTATCAAGATCGGGTCAATAGACTTCTCAAAGTGTGTCTTAAAGTTGTAAGCGTTAGTCATAGTCGAGAATGGTATCTCTTCATCAAACATAACATCCTCTCCGTCCACTGGGTCACAGTCCTCTACCCAACATAACAACCACCACAACCCCTCTTCTTCATCTTGGTATGGGCCATCCTTTACTTGATGAACCTTGAAGGTAGCTAACTTTGTTGGTTTAACCATTCGTCGGGTATCCTTTTATCTGCATACAAGAAACCGTGCTTGTCACACCAATCCCCATAGGTACTCTTTGCGCCTTTGTTTAACTTAGCCCTAGAGTTAGAAAAAACAAACCTAATATCTAGGAACGGATGCTGACTTTTAACCTTAAGGTGTTTCTTGCGATCCGCTGCAACAAACCTACCTTTTGACTCAATGATGATACCATTAGGTAACTTGAAGTCTGGGGTGTAGGTCTTCTGCTCTATAAGTTGCCACTGTATCTTTAGCTTCTCATACTCAAAGTCTACACCCCGTCCAATCAAGTCCTTAGAGATATCTTCCTCCAAGCCAGAGCGGTATCCATTCTTTATTGCGTGTCTCCGTCTCTCACTGTTGGAGGCTCCCATAACTCTTCCTCTCTTCTCCTTAGCCACAGTAGTTGGGCATTTTCCACTACACGGTCATAATCACCATCATAAGCCTCTAAACAAGCGTACCACAGTTCTTCTTCTGTCGTACAATCCTTAAGCAACTTACCAGCTTTAACAGGTCCAACGCCTTTGATACCTTTAATGTTGTCGGCTGCATCACCAGTTAGTATCTGAGTATAGAAGAACTTAGAGCCTCCCCACTCATCTACTTGTGACCATTCATCCCTGCCAAAGTTATAGTGGTAACAAGGTATCTGTAACATATCCTTATCTATAGAGGCCACAACAGTATTAGGACCAAACTTAGTGGCAGCTATGGCTATAAGATCATCAGCTTCTTCCCCGTAACTTACCACTGCGTTATACTTAGACACTAGATAATCCCTTGAATGTTGCAGATACTCAGGCTTCTCTGACTTACTCCTATTCCCCTTGTAGGGGTACGACTTAGCTATGGCGAACCTAAAGTTATCAGCCCCAGTTAAGAACGTATGGAACCTGTCAGGCACAGGGAAAGACATAGTGTTGGAAGCTATAAAGTTCATAACCTCGTCTACTTTGTCCTCTGCATCTGCACTGGTCTTACCCTCTGAGGCAAATCCAGCCCTGTACGCAACAATGTCACCATCAACTAAGACATGCTTTGGCTCAAATGTCGGACCAGACAATAGTCTCATCCTCTTTTTCTAGGGCCACTGCCTTAATGTAAGTCCAGCCCCCTGCCACTGTAGCCTCGCTGTATAAGTATGCAAGATTCTCAAGAGTGTCTACATTGTGACGCTCAATAGTAGTCTTACTTTCGTACCCATCTACCTCTTCCGAGGTTTCAAAGATGATGGTGGCTTTAGTCATTAGAAAGCACTCCCGTCTGACGCTTCGTATGGTACGTGTTCAACAACCTTAACTGCTTCTAAGGTAGTCAACTTACCGTCCCATACATCTAGCTTTGCTACAACCTTACTACCGTTACCAATAAGACCGTCAGCCTCAAAGTCCCAATCAACTAGAACACCGTCAGCATCTTCTTTAAGGACACGGGGTGGTCCCATTACTACACCATATTCCCCTGTGTTCTGATCCTTGAACTTAGGGTTAAAGTGTCCTCGTCTTGCTGAGAAGTATTCCGTACCTTCCTGATCCTCCTTGAACAACTGCGCTTGCATACCCTTGTTAGGTACACCATCAGATACCATCTTTTTCTTAGTATCCTTATCAAGCATTAGCTGCACAGTGTAGCGTCCCTGTACCTCATCAATCTTGTTTCGTGCATCAGAACCTTCCTGCATGTTTTTACCCATGTCTCGGTCTTCTTCACGCAACTTAGCCCAATTAACTGGACACTCAACGTAAACTTTCTTTCCCATGTCGGGTTCCTTTCCTTATGCGGGTACTTATATATAGCAACATTTTTTGTACTTACGCAACCACACACCAAAAATAAATTAGTGTATGTCAGCATAACTCTTTCCGAACTGAGCATCAATGCCTAAAGGTACATTTAGTTGCAACTCATCATTTAGTCGTTCAATGCTATCGTCCATACTTATCTTCTCTTGTGTCTCCTCTCCCTCTTTTACCATACTGATAATTTCATCGTGAAACTGTCCTATCGTTAACACACCATCTTTACGACAATGCTTGACCCAAGTATCAAAGCAGTAGACACCTGTGCCTTGATTAAGTGTACTGAATCGGTCCTTCTCACTTCGTAGGCTGTACCAGAAACCACTGACAGGGTTCTTTAGCCACATACCCCCTAGCCCCTGTGGCTCTCGTACACGTACACCCCTTGCCACGGCCTCTACGGACCAGTTACGATCCCAGAAGGCAGCAAGTAGTTTTTTAGCCTCTGACTTCTTCATGCCTGTAGTACGAGACAACGTAGCCTCTTTGACACCATACGTGGCACTGTAGTTGACCACCTTGTAGTTCTTACGCAATGACTTTAAACTGCGTTCTCCTGTGTTGTGTTTGTCTATGTCCTCTTGGCTGATGACACCAGCATGTTTAGCTAGATCAAGGTGTGGGTCAAATCCGGGCTGTGACATTTCTGCAACATAACCCGGATCAAGCGGCTGCATGTAGTGACGCTTAGTTGTATCCTCTAGGCTAGTCATATCTGCACCACATAACACGTAACCTTCTGGGGCAATCAGGCATCCTCGTATCTCAGCACCATAGGGCTTTTCCACTGAAGGGAGGTTAACCAAAGGTTTAGCGTGTTTAAACCTCATAGTGTTAGTCATACCAGCTACCCCAGCTTGTAGGTATCCATCTACCTCACACTCTAGGAACGCCTTGAGTATCCCGATTCTGTGAGTAAGAACAGAAAGACCATCCAGAATAGAAACAGCAGCATCCACACTAGCCAACTTCTTAACTGACGGGCATAGTTCCCCATCTTTCCTGACTTGTTCGATCTGTCGTTCATCACCATTGCTCTCTCTTACAAACTTAAATGTTCTAGGTTGCCATCCGATACTAAACAACCAATCCTTGATCTGGGACACCGAGTTAGGATTACCTCGTTCTACACCTGTCTGTACAACAAAACCCTGTACCGTCTCAGGCTGCTTGTACTGCTTTCTAAGAGCCTCGAAGTTCTCCCCGTGACTGCTTAGGCTACCATCCTTACGATACATCACCTTGGGCCTGTTCTGCACCTTAGTAAGTACATGACGGGGCATAGCATTAGCTAGTTGTTCTACCTTATCCTCTTTCATACCCTGCCATTCAGCAAGGTGCATACTGGCTTTAGCTACATCTAATTTCCACCGTAGGGCCTCCTGCTCCCTAGCGCAGTCTAACTTGAATGTGATGTAGTCGATAAGTCTCCACGCTTCACTGTTCATATAGTTTCTCCAACTTTCTCTTTAGGTCACGCCATAGGCGCACATTGATCTTTACATCTTCTTCACAACGATGGGCATACTCTTCTTTAGATAACCCCTCCCAATCATCTACCTTGGGCTTAGGTACACCATACTCTTCTCCGTACACTGCCAGCCCATGCTTTGTCCTATTGTGATGCAAGTACCAGCTAAGCCCAAGTGTATCTACTAGCTTGGCACTGACCTTTATACCTAACACCTTTTCCACTGCGGGTATATCAAAGCGTACAATGTTATGCCCAGCTAAGGCTAACGTAGGATCCATACTGTACTCCAAGAAAAAGTCCCTCATTCCATCGTAGTCAAAGATAGACCTTGGCTCATCCATAGCTGCTGTTTGATACGACAACACATGTATCTTAGTCAGCTTATCTAACAGTCCATCTGTCTCTATGTCGAATACTGTCTCTGCATCAGGTGTCATCATCATATAGCCCCACTTCTTCGTTTGTCTTTGTGAATTGTCGTTCTAGCGGTGATAACTCTTCTTTAACAAACTTATCATATGCTCTTGCAGCCTCTTCTGGAGTTTTAAAAAAACCCACATATTGTTGTTTACCGCCTTTATTTGCTCTGCAACGATACCTACCCTGTTCTATAGTCACACCTTTAAACTTACAACTACCGTAACCTAATCTGTTTCTTGAGTTAAGGCCGTTTATTGCAGGTCTTAAGTTTTCTACCCTGTTGTTAAGTTTGTCCCCATCTATATGATCTAGCATTTTAGGAACACTACCATAGTTAAGGAACCAAACAACTCTGTGATTAAGATAGGAAAATTTTTTCCTGTCTATATAACAAGAAAAACCCATATACCCACGCCCTTTATCACTTCCCACCAAATTCCTCGTTCTACGTCCACGTAAACTAGGGGTAGTCCATAAAAGATTTCCCGTCTCACTATCATAACGAAGATTATCTTTAAACCACTGCTTCTCTTCTTCTGACCACTCTCTTGCCTTTGGCATTATTAGTACTCCTGCTTTAGTGTGAACGTATCACTGTTAAACTTCATTCTGCCAGCCCGTCCTTCTTCACTGCAAGGGCGGTTTTTTTGTACCGTGATGTATGTTGTGTTTCTCTCATCAAGGTCTTCCGCTTCTTTATCCCTAGACAGATCAATGATAACACTGGCACGTTGTCCTATCATCTTACAATACTTAGGGTCTCCGTCTTCATTAGTGTGCGCGATAGTAACAATGCCCACATTTAGTTCCGCTGATAGCTTAGACAGCCTTACGGACAGGTCAGCCAGTAACTCCTCCTTAGACGCCTCTGATCGTCCAGACACAACGTCTTGGATAGGCTCAAAGAACACATACTTACATCCACATGCCTGACTGAAGAAACGTATCTGATCACACAGTTCATCAGTACCTTGACCATCACCTAAGTAGAACTGATAGAAGTTCTCGTCCCTAGTGACACTCTTAATTGCTTCTATGACATCCTCATTCCTTCCCTTCTCATCAATCAAGTCGCGTCTAGTTAGGTTATCTTGTAACTCATACGACACAAGCCCAAGTAGTGACCTTAGTTTAGTCTCTTCTAGGTGCCATGCAGCAATAGGAACCTTACGCTGTAGCATGTTGTATTCCAAGTATCGCATAACCTCAGTCTTGCCTATGCCAGTAGGTGCCTTAATCACTGTGAAGTGACCCTGCATAAGCCCCATAATCTTATCATCTAAGTCAGTGATACCTGTAGGAACATATACATGGTCTGGTGTATCCCGATATAACGACAAGAACTGGTCAGCAGTGTTTAGAATGTTTTCTGGCGTATACTTAGCAGCGTTCCACCATGCACTTTTGAACTCCGCATGTGCATTATCCTGTAGGAACTCATTAGCATCCTTATACTTGTCATGTGGTACTCGGTACACCTTGTTAGGAAACAACTTAGCCACCCGATCAGCTAAGGCATTACCAGTATCATCATTATCTACTGACAACACAATCTTCTGGAAACTATCTAGCCACTCCTTACAATTCTCCCACAGCTTCTTAGATGGCGCACCAGAGGGTAATGATACAACAGGATTAATGTACTGACTCTTCATCATCTGTGCTACTGATAAGGCGTCTAGTTCCCCCTCAGTAATGGTTACAGTCTTAGAACAACCAGCGGTAAACATATTCATACCAAACAGTTCATCCCCCTTGAACCCGTCCTTAGTATAGAAACCTTTCTCATGCAGGGTACGGACTTTAATTCCACCGCTGGGGTATATGTACTCTTGGCGACCATCATATGTCTTAACATTGAAGTCCTCCATAGTCCTAGCATTAATCCCTCGGAGGGGTGTATAACGACCATCACCAGCGGTCTCTATCCTCTTAGGTGTAAACGACATAATATTTTCCTTTTCTGCTAGTGGGTACTTGTCTCTGGCCCACTCAAAGGTATCACCAGTTTTACTTGGATACGACTTAAGACAAGAGTGACAACGACCAAACCCATCTGTGTTATAACTGAAAGCATCAGACGATCCACAATCAATATATGGACATGGTTGATGTACTCTTTCTTTATTCATATTATTATTTCCTTTTCCTAAGTAAGACCTCTGTACTTACCTATAGCAACATTTTTTGACTTTACGCAACCAAAGCCCCTAAATGTTCATAGCTTCTGTGACTTTATTAACACACCTCTTCAACTTCTTCTCTATTGCTTGTCGTGTTACACGCTCAGATATAGCTATATCATCTGTTGTCTCCATTTCTAAGTAGTGCCTAGAGAACAAATCCCAATCACTGTCGTTAAGCGTCTCCCTAGATAACCTTACTATGTCAAGTACAATCTGCTTTTTCTCATACACAACAGCAGGATCAGATTCCTCATCAGCTACCTCAACACTTTCTAGTGGAGTACTGGTTGAATTGATAGCCTGTTGCAATTTTGTCACACCCCCCTGGCTCATCGTTGACTTGTAGTCTGTACCCCTAGCCAAAGACCTAGCTGGCTCACTTAGAGGTACACTCACAGCTAGTGTCTTAATGTTTATGTAGTCGTGCATAGCCCTGTTAGCCATACGCCTTAGATTAGCCCCGTGCGTGTTCCCCTGATCCACTTGCTCTAAGCACTCCAACATTCCCTCGGACACCAGATCATCGAATTGATTAGGTGAATTGTACTTGTACGCAAGTGAACGACACATCTTCATCATTTCTTCAGTGTTCATCAGATACTCCTTTACATTTACTCATCTATAAGTGCCACCCATGACACAGGGAACAGGTCTTCCATCTTTAAACTTATAGCCCATGCCACCTCTTGTGTCTCTGCCTGTGTGTCCTCTTTACACCTTAGCCTACACATATTAGCGAACGCATCCAAGCTACCTGACCAGTACCATTCAGTCATGGTGGACTGTGGCAGTACCATACGTGCTTGCTCTGGTGCTATTCCTTGAGTTAGCATCTTCTTGTAGTCACCTAGTGCCTTCTCTGCCACCTCTTTAATATAGATGTTAGGGAAGTACTGGGACTGACTTTTTCCACCGCTCCCCTGCTTCTTATCCTCACTCTTATCTCTCCAATGTTCAGGCTCATAGAACTC